ATGAAGCTTACCGTCCTGCTTAGTATAGTTACGTATGCCCTCAACAAAAGAAGACAGGTATGTATCTACGGCACTAAGTCGGCGCACCTTGTACAAAAAGTCAACGGCCTCATCCATACCTTTAGTCTTGGCACCAGCCTCTAGCAATTCAAGGTTTTGCTTACTGGTACTAAAACCGTTTGCACTCAACCACTTAGATGATGGTGGCTTAAACTTGAAGCCAGCCAAAGTATCAGACGGGATAAACAAAAACCCTTCCGTGTTACAGTCAGCACATCTGCTAGGTTTAGCAAACGGCTCACCATTCTTTTTGGTCTTGCGTATATAACCTGTGCCATTACAAGTGTGGCACTGTTGTGCTACAGTTTTATACAGACGTTCTGTACCGTAAGATACCATGCTGCGAAACTCTACGTCATCCATATACGGATCAATCTTACTTGCCCAATCCGCTTTATCAATAACCTTCCTACCATATATAACCCAGCCTAGTTGTTCTGGACTGTTAAGATTGATAGGAGTATCGCCCATTACATTGCGTACATGAGACTGCAGTGCCTTCTCCAACTCGTCACGTTCCTGTTCAAACTCGCTGCGTACCTCATCTAACTTAGATAAGTCAACCGCAAAGCCACGCTGATAGATACGTGCAAGTGTAACACATACTTGATTGGTCAGGTCTACTGTGCCACGCAAACCGCTATCAGTGGGCGTATTCAAACGATACATCAACTTGTCAGACAGTTGCTGCGTAGCGCGAAGGTCAGCAGATAGATACTCAGACAACTCATCGTGAGGTATGTCACGTGTGCTGTAGCCCTTTCTAAAATACTCTTTTAGTGTATCCTGTTTCTTAGTCTCCAACTCGTATCGTTCTGCACAAGCCTCAAGAGACAACGGTTCTTTGTTACCACGCTGCAGTACATATTCAGCAAGCATTGTATCAAAGACAGGGCCATCATAGGTAAAGCCAGACTCCCATAGCCACAGTAAATCGTATGCAGCATTGTGACAGATAAGCACAGTAGCCTGATCAAGCCACTTCTGAAGCAGGTTGTGTCCATGATACGTAGGCTCACGCTCATTGTGGTCAAAGGTAATCAAGTCTTCTTGCCCTTGGTCAGTCAACACACCAACCATAGTCAATGAGTTAGTAGGCTCAAAAGGGTCAAGATGCATCTTACCATCACGCTGCGTTGTTGTGTTTTCTACATCAAGTGTTAGCTTCATACTGTATACCTCGCTGTTCTATACTCAAGTTCACAGTGTACCACACCATGCCAACCTGACAACTTATTTTTTACTACGTTCAAATGACGCTGTGTGTCCTCTTCTTCTTGCCCATCTACGACAGGGTTCTTGGCAATCAAAACCATCAGGTCAGCTTCAGCAGCCTTACCTGTACGTGAGCCTTCCATCATTGACTGGTTCAAAAGAACCTTACCTTCTGCCTCTGCAGATAGCTGCGACATATAAAAGATAGCACACTCATGCTGCTTGGCAATCTGCCTTGCGTGTACTGCGTTAGCTTTCAATGACTCGTCTTGTCGAGCGAACCCGCCTTTAGCAAACTTGTCACCCATGTCAAGCAGAACAATGTCAGGCTTGTATGACTTACAGATTGACTCTACCCAATTCATATCACGCCCTGTTGCATCCTTAATCTTAATGCGGTTCTTGACTGGCTCATACAGTTCACGAGCCTTGGCAGGGTTACTCTTAATCTCCTGCATAGTCATGCCAGTAGCGGCAGTCAGATACCTAGCACCGACACGGTGATAGCCTTCCTCGTTACATAACACAATGCAGTTAGCACCCTGCTGGGCGAAGCCGCCCGGACTTGCAATCAAGCTGGCGTGGAAAGATGTCTTACCAGTGTTAGGTCTAGCACCAATCTCAATCAAGTGTCCAGCATTAACGCCCTCAACCTTACGTGTGAGGCTTGGGATGTTGAAAGTCCAACGTGCCTCAAGATCATTACGTGCTAGTAGAGTGTCCATGTCAATGTCATCCCACTCGATATTTAGATCAGGCGTAAAGTCATCTCCATACTGCTCAAGGAGTATGCGTAGTGGCTCAAGACTAGACTTGTCACCATTCACATAGTCAAATCCAAGATTGGCAATGTCCTCGCCAACAACTTGCTGAAACAGCTTAGACAACACTTCCTGCGCCACATCACCACCCATAGGCTGTTCTGCTTTAATCTTGTGGAACAAGGCAGAGTATGCCTGCTTCTGTGCAGTGGTCAAAGTTGGATTGTTAGACATAAACAATGCCTCAATCTCATCAGGTGTCACAGTACGCTCATAACGATCCATAGCAGTATCAATAGCCTGCTTAATCTTGCGAACATCCTTACTAAACAAACGATCAGGACAACGTGCGCCACGATGGTCTTCGTAGAACTCCCTATCCATTAAACTTCTAATCAGTGATAATTCCATTTAAATTCTCCATATCTGTCGGGTTACGATATTTCAAGTCATCTTTCAATTTGAGTACACGAACATCGTTTACGTGTCCTCGTAATTCCTTTGCCATCTGTAACGTCTTAGGTAGCGCATCGGGGTCTAACGCTATTATGGCTGTTGAGAACTGTGTGAGATACCCTTTATGCGTATCTTGAAGAGATGTACCAAGAAGCGCAACCCCGACAAAGGAACCGTAACCAACAACGGCTGCACTCACACAGTCCTCAACAACTATTGCGACTTTACCACAACCATATGTGTATGGCAAGCCACTTTTTCCATATCTTTTCCATTTAGGTAGACGCTTGCCGATAGCGCGGCCTGTTGCATCTACAATCTTTCCCTCGTGCATAACAGGAAAAACAATACGATCATCCTTCACATCATACATCACACCCAATTCATCTGGGTCTAGCTTGTAGCGGAAGCAGAAGCTGAGTACGCTACGCTTATTCCTGTGTGGTACAATGTAATCAGGTAACTCAAATGTTTCATCCGCAAACTTCTCTGCTCCTGCAAAGCCAGCACGAATGTCATCTACAGACAGGTGGACACGTGTACCACCGCTAACAGGACAAGAAACTTTGTAGCAGTTCCATACGAGACTACCCATGTTGTTAGTAACAGTAAATGTCTTAGTACCGCCACACTCAGGACAGTTCATGCGTTTAGTTTCACCATTAGATAAGTTTAAATCACTTACTATATTATATATATAATTCATATTATATCACTTTCCTTTGCGGCAGTTAGATGCTTTTACCATGTATTTTTCTAGCTGTCAATGCATTATTTGCACTGGCATACGTATTTTTCATGTAAGGCTTGACAGATTGTGGGTTAGCATGTCCTGTAACCGACATAATTTGTGCCATACCGACACCTGCCTCTACCATTTCTGTTGTGCCTGTCCTACGCAAGTCAGATAGACGTAGTTCTTTGGGTAATCCCGCAGCATCCATCACCTCACGTGCGTATTTAGGCAGTTTATGTAGCGTATAGGGTCTGTATTCACCCGCAATAGGATTAGGGCGAGGTGCGACATATTGCTGAAAGCCAAAGTCTTGTTCTTGTTGTACTAGCATATCTAACAAATCATCTTCGATAGGCAGATGTACCTCTGCTTTACGTTTAGACTGCTCAATAAACACACGAGCGTTGTCGAAGTCGATGGCATCCCATGATAGTAGTCGCATGTCACCAATCCTTTGACACCAAGCATATGCCATGTGTGCAATCAAACCAATGTTCCTAGTCTTAAAATCGCCGTATGCTGTGTCTAAGAACATCTGTATATGTTCCCTAGCCCATACTGTCTTGCGCCTCTCAGCGGCTCTCCTACGCACCGTAGAGAAAGGATTTATGTGTATGTGTTCCATACGCACAGCGTAATTGAAAAGTATACGAGCAACAGCCATGATGTGATTGGCAAAAGGTATACCTCTTTCACACCAAATATCATACGCAATCTTAGCACGTTTACTTGACACCTGACGATACTCTATGTTACCCAATACTTTATCATCTATATTTGTGTCCATCATAACACCTAGAAAGTATTGATACTGTGCCTTAGTGTCATCACGTAAGTTCTTGTAATCAATAGAAGAATAATAATTCTGAGATAGTACGTTTACTGTTGTCATGTCACTTGTTTCCCATGTAATATAAGTCAATTGCCAACTGCTGTAATTTATCGTACCACATTAGTTCTTGTGTAAACTTTTTAGGTATATTATATATACCATAATGTGCGCCAGCTATCATGCCAGCTACTGCGCCTGTCGTGTCACTGTCGTGACCCCGATTGACTGCAGCGATTACGCAGTCCTCAAAATTGTTTGTTGTCTGAAATGCCCACATAGCTGCCTCATATGTTTCTTTTACATACCCACCAGACATAACATTTTTTCTATCTATATCAATAGGATGCCTGAATGATGTGTAGTTTTGTAGTGGGCTACCCGCATACAATTCCTCTGCAAACATTCTGCTATACAACACACACATTTCAGTGCCGTGGGTAAGCAGTGTCTGCTGCGTAGCAAGCTGAACCAAATGCTCCCTAGACTTAGCACATAAAACAATAGGTGCAATACGCATCAGCGCACCATTACCAGAGTTTTTAGGGTCAGTTGAGCCAGCGTAGGGTCTTGATGGGTCATCTGCATATTTACGCAAGGCATTTACAGTGGTAGTGCCTATGTCAAAACAAACGCCGCGAGGAATAAACGCACCATCTAACCACCATTTGCAAAAGTTTTGCATGATTACGTCTGCATCAAACGCCCCTTCTGCGCGAATGGCACTACCCATAGCAAAAGCCATAGCTGTATCATCTGTCCACTCACCCTTCTCTACGTTCCATATACCACCTGTGTGATATTTAGTTATATAATCATCGGGTTCTCTCGCGTCTTGAAACTCTAGGGGTGCGCCAAGCGCATCACCCACAGCAAGTCCGACTAACATACCCATTGCATTGTCTATTGTACCTTGCATAGCACACCCCTTTCGTTATAGTTAAGCCGCAACAGCCT